AAACACTTGTTAAAGACCGCACATGGACGCATTGGGCGGCACTTCCCGGCGTTTTGACGGGCGAAGCGGTGAATACCTCCACTCCATCAAAAGAGACGCAGAAAAACCCGTCTGAAGCCCAGAAAAAGGCAACTGTTACGGGGGTGATTACAATGACCACCTTACGACAAGGAAGCAAGGGAACACAGGTCAAGGTGCTGCAATGGCTGCTCAATCAGAACGGCTATAACGCTGGCACGGTTGACGGCATTTTCGGTAGCAATACGCTTAAAGCACTGAAGGAATACCAGAAGGCAAAGGGGCTTGAAGTGGATGGCGTTGCCGGGAAAAACACATGGACAAAGATTCTTGCTTAAAGGCACTTGATTATTCATGTGCTTTTTATATTACATCCGGGGGGATGGAAAACACCTATTCCAAGCGTGATGCAACCACGGAAAAAGCGTAGAAAGGAATTGATACCATGACTATTACTGAGATTTTGAAGGCAAAGGGCGTTTCTGACGAACTGATTCAAGCGATTCAAGCCGATATGAAGGCCAATAGCATTTATACGGCTTCCGAAGAAAACCTTGACATTCGCTACGGCAAGCTGAAAACCCAGCACGAAAGCACGGCAAAGCAGCTTGAGGAAGCGAACGGTCTGATTGAAACGCTGAAAAAGTCCACCAAAGGCCAAGAGGATGCACAGCAGAAAATCAGTGCGTATGAACAGCAGGTGAGCCAGTTGCAGGCCGAACTGGAACAAACCAAGCTGGAATCCGCTATCAAGGTTGAATTGCTGGCTGCAAAGGCTATGGACGTGGATTATCTGACCTTCAAGCTCAAGGAAAAGGGCGAACTTACCCTTGATGAACAGGGCAAGATCAAAGGCTGGGATGACAAGCTGGCAGGTTTGAAGACCCAGTTCCCCACGCAGTTTGAAGCGGAGGGAAAGAAACAGGTAATTGAAAACAAGCTGCCTACCAATGGCGAACACGGCGAAAAGACCGTAACTAAAGAAGAATTTGCCAAGATGGGCTATGGCAGCAGGGTTGCCCTTCGACAGGAAAACCCGGAACTTTACGACCAAATGATGAAAGGATGACTAAACAATGGCAGAACTGACTAACGTGACTACTCTGGTAAATGGTGATGTGTTTGATCCTCAGGTTGTTAGCGATATGATTAACGCCAAGGTTCAGAAGAAGGCTGTTATGACTGGCTATATCAAGGTTGACAACACCTTGAGCGGTGTTCCCGGCTCTACTGTGACTGTTCCCCGTTGGGGCTATATCGGTGAAGCTGTAGACCTTGAGGAAGGCCAGCCCATTGATACTACTAAGATGGCCTTTACCACTGCCCAGTATGGCATCAAGAAGATTGGTAAGGGCGTTATGCTGACTGACGAAGCCCAGCTTTCTGGTTATGGCAATCCTATGGGTACTGCTACCAACCAGATTGCTATGTCCATCTCTGAAAAGCTGGATAATGACCGTGTGGCTGTGCTGTATGAATCCAAGAACATTGTGGATGCTTCCAGTGCTGTTATCAAGTATTCCGCTATCGTGGATGGCGTGGATATGTTCGGTGAGGAAGAGGATAGCCGCAAGGTGATTCTGATTCATTCCAAGCAGAAGACCCAGCTTCGCAAGGACACTGAGTTCCTGTCTGCTGACAAGTTCGCCCCCGGCGTGATGATGAACGGCTCCATTGGTCGCATTGCTGGCTGTGATGTGGTCGTTTCCAATAAGGTCAAGCTGGAAGACGGCTTCTACCTCAACCCCATCATCAAGCTGAATAACGATGCGGAAACCGAAGATGACCTGCCCGCCGTGACTTACTTCCTCAAGCGTGGCAATCTGGTTGAGCATAAGCGTGAAGAGGGCGTGGGTGATAAGGTTATCTGCACTGCCTTTGGTATGCCTGCCCTGACCAATGAATCCAAGGTCGTTATTCTCAAGACCAAGGCGTAAGGGGCTGATACCCTATGATCATGACCGTTGAGGAACTGAGAACGTTTGTAACAACGGATGAAACGGACGCTGTTCTTGCCGTATGGCTTGAAGCGATGGAAAACATGATTCAAGGGTACACCAACAACAACTTCCATCGGTATAGGGTGGGTGATTCCATCGCCTACCCTGCCGATGTGAAGCTTGGTGTGGTGAACCTTGTTAAATGGGAACTGGGCAACCGTGACAAGGTTGGCATTGCGTCTGAGAGCCTTTCCCGGCATTCTGTGACCTATGTTGACCAGACGGCGGCAAATACCATTGCTGGCTACCCGGCTGCATTGATGGGCTTCCTGAAGCCGTATATGAAGGCACGTTTCGGACAGGGGTTGATGGTATGATTGGCGGCAATGTAAAAGCAACCATCCAGACCAAAACAACCACACGAAACGCCATTGGTGAGGATGTTGTAAGCTGGCAGGATGCGCAGACCTTGAAAGGCTTCCTTGACCTGTCTGGCGGCGATTCACGGTATACCAACTACCATGCAAAGGTGCAGGAATCCACCCATGTTTTCATTGCCGATTATGTGCCGTTGCAGGGTATAACGGCTGAGAATTGCCGTATGCTGGTTGATGGACTGCCCTACGATGTGACCTTGATTGATGATCCTATGGGGCTACATAGGCACTGGGAAATCTATCTGAGGTTTACGGGGGGGCTGTGATGTGGCAGACATTGTTTTTCACGATTACAGCCCACAGGTAAAGCAGAAAATTGAAAGCCTTGCTGTTGCATGGCTGCATGAAACTGCGTCTGCTGTAGAATCCAGCGCAAAGCGCAACACTAGCACAGAGGGCTGGACGAATGCCGAACGTACCTCCCTGCGGGACAGTTACAGCCATAACGTTGACGAAGCAAGCAAGACTGCACAGGTCGGCAACACGTTGGAGCAGGCCTACTGGGAAGAGTTTGGCACAGGCTCCCATGCTGACACAAAGAAGAACGGCGGCAGACAAGGCCGTCAAGATTGGTGGGTATACATTCCTGGCCAAGAACCAAGGAATGAAGAAAGCACCCATTACAGGGATGAAACAGAAGCCAAGGCGGCAGCGGCTTACATTAAGGCAGAGTACGGGAAAACAGCCTATGCAACGAATGGTCGTGAGCCAAACTATACCCTTGAAAAAGCATTCACTACAGTAAGCCCGAAAGCAAAACGTGACTTGCAAAACAAACTAAAGGGGCTGTAATGATGAGTATTGAAGCACTGGCATACATTGAAAACCTGCTAAAGTCCATCGGCATCCCCTATGAGTTGATGCGGTGGAACAAGAATGGTTGGCCTGATGAAGGCTACTACTTTACCGGGGACTACATCGAACACGATTCCCAAACGTGGGAAGAAAACGGGCATCAAGAAAGCACATTCATCCTCCGGGGCTATACCCGTGGATCGTGGATGCTGCTTGAAGAAGCCAAAGCAAAAATCAAAAAGCATATCTCAAAAACGGCAATCCTTCCCAACGGGAACGGGATTGCTATTTTTTATGGCTCAACAACGCAAGTCCCAACCGGGGATATGGCGTTAAAGAGCATCAAGATCAATCTATCTGTACAAGAATGGAGTGTGGAATAAATGGCTACCATTGGTACTGAATTTAAGTCCAGCGGCATCACTGCCGATACCCCGAAGACGGTTATGCTGGGTGCTGGCACTATTCATAAGGGCTTGAAGTTTGAAAGCGACGCTTGGAACTTTGAAGAATCCCTTATCTGTGCCACTTCTGGCGGTTCCAAGCTGTCTATCGTGCCTGAATTTTACGATGTGCCTGTAGACGGCGCACTGGTAAAGGTGAAGGGTCTGACGGTTAAGGTTGGCGAAACTGCCACCCTTGAAATCAATCCTATTGAACTTAAGCCGGAAATCCTCAAGATGGCTGTTATCGGTGACGAAGCTGCATCTGAAACGGCTACTGGCTACAGCGAGATCAAGAGCCGTGCAATCATCAATGAAGGCGATTATGTAACGGATTTGGGCTATGTGGGTAAGACCGTAGAGGGCAAGCCCATCATCATTGTGTTTGACAATGCGCTGTGTACCAGCGGCCTTGAACTGGAAGGCAAGAACAAGGAAGCGGCTGTGCCGAAGTTCACCTTTGAATGCTTTGCAGACCTCAGCCCCGAAGCTGATACTCTGCCTTGGCATATCTACTATCCGACTGAAGCCTAACAAACAGGGCGGGGGCGTTTGCTCCTGCCCTTACTTTTTAAGGAGGAACGAACATGGAAAAGACCTATACTATGCGCAGTCTGAATGCAAATGACCTGTTCGCAATGATGCGTATTATCAACAAGATTGGCATCAATGAAGTAAAGAAGATGTTTTCTTCTGCTGAGTTGAAAAAGCTGCTTGCTGATACCATGAAAGACGGCAAAGTTGACGATAACGCTGCAAATGCAGTCGGTATGCAGGTGATGATTGAGCTTGCCTGTCTGGTAACCAGCCACATCCCCGACTGTCAGAACGAAATCTATGATTTCATGGCTGGCCTTACTGGCATGAAGGTAAAGGACATTGCAAGCCTTGACATGATCGTATTCGTGGAAATGGTCATGGATGTGTTCAAAAAGCCGGAATTTAAGGATTTTTTTCAGCGTCTTGTCGGATTGCTCAAGTAGGGGATTTAAGGTTTATTGACCTTGTTTTCCAGCGTTACGCAAGCCCCATGCAGTTACTTGACAGTATGATCCTGACGCATCGACTTTCTGAATTTGTTGATAAGGTGATTGACCTGTACAACGAAGAAAAGAAAGAAGAAATGTTGTGGGATGTTTGGCTGTTCCGGGTGCATGACAAATCCTATGCGGATTTTGTGGCAAGCGTGGACGATAGCAAGAGGGATAAACCCACAGAGCAAGAGACAGCGGACATTGTAAAGGAATCAAGGGGTATTTGGTTAAACTTCAAAGCAGCACCACAAGCGGAATGATAGGCGTTTTGACCCTTCCTAAAACGGGAGGGGTGAAGCGTGGAACTATTTAGATTACTTGGCACAATAGCCATTGAAAACGAACAGGCCAACAGGGCATTGGATGATACCGCAAACCAAGCGGAGGATACCAACGCCAGAACCAATACAGCCCTTGACGGTATCGGACGGGCTGCGCTTGGACTGGGCAAAATGGTGGTTGGTGCTGGTGTTGCTTTGGGCGGCGCATGGATTGCAGCCATTGAAGGTACAAGAGAATACCGGGCGCAAATGGGGCTATTGGATAGTGCCTTTCAGGCATCCGGGCATTCGTCTACAGAAGCAAAGAACACCTATTCAGAACTGAATGCGGTGCTTGGTGATACCGAACAGGCCGTAGAAGCTGCGCAACATATTGCACTGATAGCTGATAACGAAAAGGAAATGAACACCTTAACGGAGATTGGCACGGGCATTTTTGCCACATACGGTGCAAGCCTTCCCCTTGAAGGGTTGTTTGAAGCGGTCAATCACACGGCTTCCCTTGGTGAAGTGCAAGGCTCCCTTGCGGATGCGCTGGAATGGTCAGGTATCACGGTTGACGATTTCAACGCTCAACTTGAGAAATGCACCACTGAGGAAGAACGGCAAGACCTGATCATGAAA